TCGCAGGAGAAGACGCGAAGCCTGGGAACTGGCTGGCCTGGATTGACACGTCGAGAGTCGTAGCAGCTACTCTGGCAACGGAGCTGTGATCTCCGGCTATCGTGCCAATGTCCGCAGCACCGATGATGCCGTTCTCGGCGTGGTGTCTGACCGCTATCGCATCGTGCAGAACGAGGAAGCATTCCAGTTCACCGACGATCTGCTGGGCGAGGGTGTTACCTACGAAACCGCAGGCTCCTTGCAGGGTGGCAAGAAGGTTTGGATGCTGGCAAAGCTGCCTGAAAAGTACATCATTGCCGGAGACGAAGTGACCCCATATCTTGTGTTCTTCAACAGCCATGATGGCAGTTCTGGTGTCAAGGTCGCCATGACCCCTGTTCGGGTGGTCTGCCAGAACACCCTGAATTTGGATCTCGGTTCTGCAAAGCGTATCTGGACGGCAAAGCACACCGAAAACGTCCTGCTCCGGGTGCAGGATGCCCGCGAAACTTTGCAGCTTGCCAACAGCTACATGGCAGAACTTGGAAAGGGAATCTATGACCTGACCAACATCAAACTGTCTGACCGCAAGGTGCAGGAGTTCATCAATGAGTTTTTCCCGATTACAGAGGATTTGTCCGATGGCCAGCGGAAGAATAACCTGCGTTTGCAGGAAGATTTGAAGGCCCGCTATTACAATGCTCCTGACCTGTCCTGGGTCGGCAAGAATGGTTGGCGGTTTGTCAATGCCGTATCGGACTTTGCCACCCATGCAGATCCCATCCGTAAGACCCGGAACTACAACGAGAATCTGTTCCTGCGTACCGCAGAGGGAAATCCCATGATTGACCGCGCCTATAAGATGGTGCTGGCCGCAGCATAAAGGAGGTTGCTATGAACGATGTAAACAACCGCATTTTCTACGAATTTTCTGAGTTCCTGAAAGAAACCGAAAGTGTTCCACCTGAGATGCGGGTTTCTCTGGCTTACGAAATTACAATCAAGAGCACCATTGCAAGTGCGCTGATCGACCTTGCCAGCGAAAACAAGCTGGACGAACGCTATTGGAACCATCTGCGGGTGCAGCGGAATATCTTGGATTTTCTGTATGCTCTGTGGCTGGACGATGACCGTACCTTAGTGGATGAGTTTTCCACGATTCTGAAAGACTTGGTGGAATACGATTTCTCCATTGCAGAAGAGCACATGAAAGAGAGGTTGAATATTGCATGAAACGTCTTGTATCTACGCTGAATTTGAGCAAAGAGGATTGGCTGCGTTATCGCAAGTGCGGTATCACTGGAACGGATGCTGGTGCGATTCTGGACGTGAACCCCTATCGTTCCGCATTTCAGATCTACCACGATAAAATCAGCGATACCATTGAGGACATCGACAACGAGGCCATGCGGCAGGGGCGTGACTTGGAGGATTATGTAGCACAGCGTTTCTCCGAAGAAACCGGCTTGAAAGTCCGCAGAGCAAATGCCATTTACCAGAGTGAAGAGCATCCTCTTCTTCTGGCTGATTTTGATCGTCTAATCGTTGGTCAGAAGGCTGGCTTGGAGTGCAAAACGGTATCTCCGTTTTCCGCAGATAAGTGGGCAAATGGCAAGATTCCGGCGCATTATCTGGCGCAGGTTGACCATTACCTCGCTGTCAGCGGATTCGACTGCTGGTATGTGGCGGCTCTGATCCTTGGAAAAGAGCTTATCATCCACAAAATCGTTACCGATAAGCAGGTGCTTACCGATTTGATCGATAAGGAGGAACTTTTCTGGACGCGCTATGTCGTGCCTCATATTCCTCCTGCACCGAACGGCAGTGAGGGTGACACCCAGCAGATCAATCAAATGTACGAAGTGGACGACCGTGACAAAAATGCAGACCTGACCTCTTTGCGTGGTCTGCTGGACAAGCGGCAGGAGCTTTCTGACCAAATCGAGCAGATGGAACAGGAGAAAACGGCTATCGAGCAACAGGTCAAACTGAAAATGCAGGATGCTGCCTATGGCACAGCACCGGGCTATAAGGTATCGTGGGTATCCTCCGAAAGCAAGCGTGTGGATTCCCAGCGTTTGAAGAAAGAACAGCCCGATATTTTCAACCAGTACAGCAAAAATGTGAGTAGCCGCAGATTCACCATTGTTCATGCGGCATAAGTTTATGGTTTATGGCGGCAGGAAGTGATTTTCCTGCCGTCTTTTTTCATGGAGGTATCTTTATGGCAACCGATAATCCATTCGTAAAATTATCTGCCGTTGACTTCAAAGACCATCTGGAAGTCAAGAAATCCGGCAACACCGAGCTGAAATATGTAAGCTGGGCCTATGCATGGGCTGAGGTGAAAAAACTCTATCCTGACGCAAGCTATGAGGTCAAGAAATTCAACGGTCTGCCCTATGTCTATGACCCGATCACCGGCTTCATGGTATACACCACAGTTACGATTGAGGGCATTTCGCACGAAATGTGGCTTCCGGTTTTGGATAGTTCCAACAAAGCTATGAAAGCTGTTCCGTATACCTATACCACGCCAAAGTGGGATTACAACCCGCAGACCCGCCGCAGAGAGAAAATCGGCATGGAGGAGCGCACCGTGGATGCTGCATCCATGTTTGATGTGAACAAGGCCATCATGCGCTGTCTGGTCAAGAACCTTGCCATGTTTGGTCTGGGTCTGTATGTCTATGCCGGAGAGGATTTGCCGGATGATGTTGCGCAGCCTGCGGATGACTCCCAGAAGCCGCCCAAACAGAAAGCCGCGACTACTCCAAAACCGGAGCAGCCGCCAGTCCCTTGCATCTGTGCCCGCTGCAACCAGCCTATTAAGCGGGTCAAGCTGAAGGACGGAACCATCATGCAGGCCGCAGAGTTTGCAGCTACCCATGAAGGAATGTGCGCAGACTGCTATAAAGCTACCCGACTTAATGTGGCATAAAGGAGAAATTTATATGTCTTGCAGTGCGATGACCGAACACTATGAAGAAATCACTGTCTGCGGAAAGCCTGCATTATTCACTAACTTCCGCATCAAAAGAGATACCGTCCCGGATAGTCTGTATGTCTACGATGTGCGGCATGATGATGACTGCCGAGGAATTCCCTGTGAGATTGCACCATTTATCATGGTCAATCACTGGGGAACGATTATTCTTGCAGAGCCGTTGGAGCTACCCGATGACGGACGGCGGTATATCGACGAAGAGACGGACTGGAACTATGACCCATTTGGAGGAGCAGAGAAAAATCAAAAGCCTTGTGTGACGGTGGGAGAGTTTATGAATCAGTATCTGAACCGTTGATAAGAGCGAGCCGTGTCGTTCCTTATAAACTTCAAAAGTTATCGCAGGTGACGGACGGCGCGAACCGTTCGTCAACGGAGACAATCTTTTGAAGTTTATGAGGGATGACTAAGGTTCGCAGGAAAAAGTATTAAAAATGCCGTGGGTACAGAAAAGTATCGATCACAGCATGATGAAACCGATTTGTCTTAGCAAATCGGTGACGCTAAAATGACGTTCGGCATTTTTGATATCTGGTGTATAAAAAATATCTAGCGGAACTGCAAAATTATGGCATGGTGACGCTTTCGCAGGAAATGCTGAATGTGCAGAATGCAGCAGATTGTATCCGGATGTACCAGCTGAAGGAGTTGACTCTGAAAAAGGGAGAAGATATGTTCCAAAAGCTTTCTACGGTGTACTATTCCAGCATGGCGCAGGGCTGCAGTCTGGCGGTGATGATCGATGTGCCGGAGGAGAATGTCGGTGCCAATATCTATCTGGGGATCCGGGAAGACCCATCGAAAAAGAATATGAAGAGCCACAATCTGGATACCTCCAGCAAGACGCTACAAAAGGTGCTGCGCTCTAACTTCCCCGGTTCCGAGACAAGAGGCATCTCACTGCAGGAGGAAGAGGAACTGTTGGATGGTGCATTTGGCGATGCACAGGAAGCTGTGGCCTCGGTGTCCTGTGTGGCGGCACTGCGAGATAAATCCAAGACGGAAGACAAAGCCTTTGTGCAGGGCATCGAGCGTTTTATGGATGCGATGGATGGCGAAGTGTACACGGCGATGTTTCTGGCTGAACCCGTTTCGGTGGATACGCAGGCGGAGATTCGCAGTGGGTACGAAAATTTGTATAGCAGTCTTTCGCCTTTCCGCAAAAGTACATGGTCTTATACCGAGAATCAGAGCACAGCTGTGATGGAGAGCCTGTGCAGTGGAACTTCCCATACCATCAGCGATACTGTCAGCACGACTACAACGGACGGTACGAACCAGTCCTCTTCGGTGACAGACGGCGCACAGAAAATGAAAGGGGTCAGCGGCGGCATCAACGGCGGTATCGGCAGCAGTTCCGGCACTTCGGTCACAAAGGTTTCGCCGGTAGCTGGTGGTATTGCAGGCATTCTGGGTCTTGGCAGCATAGCTGCCTCGGCTTTGATACCGAGTGCAGGTGCTGTCATTGGCCCGCTGCTGGGTACGGCGGGCAGAGCCGTAGGCGGCACGGCACCATCCAGAACAGCCTTTAACAGCATTGCCCGGAACATCGGAGACTCTATGGGTCTTAATGCCTCGTGGGGCACCAGTCACTCCACCACCGAACAGACCGGTACTTCGCACAGCACTTCCAACGGAACGTCCCATGGCATTTCAGACAGCACCAGCCAGCAGGAGAGCTATGGTACAACGGATACCCGCGGTACGGGCCGTACTCAGCAGGTGGAACTGTGTAATAAATCGGTGGAGGAGCTGCTGGAACGTATTGAAAGCCAGCTCAAGCGCGCTAAGGAGAGCGAAGATTATGGCTGCTACAAATGGGCCGCTTATTTTCTCTCGTCTACCCCGTCTACGGCGATCCTTGCGGCCAATACTTACCGTGCATTGATGGTAGGTGAGGGTTCCTCGGTGGAAAGTGGTGCTGTGAATGTCTGGCAAAATAATGAGTCAGAGGTGGCACAACTGCGAAAGTACCTGAAGCGGTTCATGCACCCTGTTTTTGCCCGTCCACTGTGGGAAGGTGCGCCGGACAGTCTGCTGTATACGCCAGCAACGCTGGTCAGCGGTCGGGAACTGCCAATGCACCTTGGTTTGCCGACACGTTCGGTACACGGCCTGCCCGTGATTGAACACGCAGAATTTGGCCGCAATGTACCGGACGAAACGGTGCCAGATGCGGACAAGATGGAGCTGGGCAAAATCTACCATATGGGCAGGGAGGAAAAAGCGCACCTTATCCTGAACCGGCAGGCAATGGCCTCCCATACCTTTGTCACAGGCTCGACCGGCACAGGCAAATCCAACGCAGTTTATCACCTGCTGGACGAGCTTACAAAGGATGGCAAGACAACTTTCCTTGTGGTGGAACCAGCCAAGGGCGAGTACAAAAATGTATTTGGCCATCGACCGGACGTCCATGTGTTTGGCACGAATCCAAAATTCACAGAGCTGCTGCGAATCAATCCGTTCCGCTTCCCAAAAGAGATCCATGTGCTGGAACACATTGACCGTCTGGTTGAGATTTTTAATGTCTGCTGGCCGATGTATGCAGCAATGCCTGCTGTCCTCAAGGATGCCATGCTGCAAGCCTATCAGGCGTCCGGCTGGGATCTGGAGACCTCTGAAAATGAGTACAGCGGCGAGCTTTTCCCGACGTTCAACGATCTGCTGACCGAACTGGCCAATGTGATCGAACATTCGGCATACGATCAGGAGGTGAAAAGCAACTACCGTGGCTCGTTGGAGACTCGCGTGCGCTCCCTTGCAAATGGCTTGAACGGCCAGATCTTCTCGGCAAACGAGATTCCGGAAAAGCAGCTTTTTGATGAGAATGTTATCATTGATCTGAGCAGAGTGGCTTCCACGGAAACAAAGTCTCTGATCATGGGCATCCTCATCATGCGGCTCAGTGAGTACCGTATGACGGCGGACACCGGGATGAACGCAAAGCTGCGCCATGTCACGGTGTTGGAAGAAGCCCATAACATCCTGCGCCGGACTTCCACCGAACAGTCGGAGGAAGGCTCCAATCTGGCGGGCAAATCAGTCGAGATGATTGCGAATGCAATCGCAGAGATGCGTACCTACGGCGAAGGCTTTATCATTGCAGACCAGTCTCCCAGCGCAGTCGATATTTCGGCAATTCGGAATACCAACACGAAAATTATCATGCGGCTGCCGGACGAGCAGGATCGTGAGCTGGCAGGAAAAGCGGCTGCGTTGAAGGATGAGCAGCTGGACGAGATTGCACGGTTTCCGAAAGGTGTTGCAGTGGTGTATCAGAACGACTGGATGGAGCCTGTTCTGTGCAAGGTCAGTAAGTTCGATACAGAGGAACAGCCAGATGTCCTTAAAAAGAAATCGACGATTGTTTCAAGGAAGAATGAAGAACAGCTTCTGTTGAGGAATCTGCTGAAAAAGGAAGAAGGCGAAGCTCTTGAGCTGAATTTGCAGCAGCTGAAAGAGCGGGTACTCCGACTGACACTTCCGACAAAAACGAAAATTGCAGCATTGAAAGCCCTGCAAAAGAATGGTCGCTGTGCGCCAAAGGACATTCAGGGCGTTGTATATGATCTGATCTGTACGCCTATGGTAGAGAAAGACTTGGATGATGCAGAATCTCTGGAAGAGTGGCGCGACGAGATCATTTACTCGGAAAATGCAGAGCTTTCGGAACTGAGCGAGGAAGTACAGGACAAGGTGTGTGAGCTGATTCTACGGGAACGAATCAAGCGCTTTAACCAGCCGGAAGAATATCTGACGCAGTGGGAGGAATTCTGTAAAAGGAGGGTGCTGGAATGAACCCATATTTTAAGGAAACTGTGGAGACAAAAGAAATCTCCGGGCCGGAGAAATCAAAGCTGAGCACAGCATTTGAAAATGAAAAGAAAAGTGACGTCCGTTCGGTACAAACTGTGGAACCGAACATCAATGCTGAGCTAGAAGGGAAAAAATACCCCGGAACAAATGTGGAATACAAGCGAGTTCGCGTTCAGGTGGACGGCGTAAAGAAAGAGGGCGTTTTTCCACAGTTTGAGGCTAAAGATGTAGAAAGACTACCGAAAAATATGTATCAGGCATCGGATGCGCAGCAGTTTTCCCATTGCACAAAAAAATTGGCCCAAAAGTTGGAGGGTAACTCGACACTGGAAGGAAGATTTACACCTCGTCAACTGGAGCAGATCCGGGATGGTGCACCACGAATTTCCGGGTTGACATGGCATCATACGGAGCATCCGGGTGTAATGCAGCTTGTAGATTCAGACATACATAGCAAGTGCAGGCATACGGGAGGCAGAAATGTCTGGGGTGGCGGCTCGGAGTGCAGATAAGGAGAAAAATACAATGAATATGACTTGGAAATACAAGATTGACATGAAAAACTTACAGGCATTTGCCGATGTGGAAAAGTTTCGGGGAATCCTAATCCCGGAGGAATTGAAGAACTTTGTTGCAGAGCATAATGCCGCAACGCCATCGCGCCATCATTTTATGGTTGGGGCCACAGAGCGTGTATTTGGCGCAGTGTTGTCATTTGAGAAAAATGAGACCGAGGCAGATACCGTGTATCCAGCTTTGGAAGCTGTGGAGGACAAAAACTTGCTTCCGTTTGCAATCGATCCCTTTGGCAATTATATCTGCTATCAGCTGAATGAGAAACAAATCGTCTACTGGGATCACGAGAACGATGCAGTGACCACGACAGGAAAGAGTTTGAAGGAATTTATAGAAAGCCTGTACTGAAATTTACAGAAAATGCCCTGAAAAGTCCACTGCACTTTCAGGTTATTACAATCCGGGTCGATTGCACATACAATACATGTATCACTTCACTGAACGGAGGGTACTTGTACTATGGTGGACTACGCTGACATTGGAAAACGCATCCGTGCCTGCCGCCTTGCAAAAGGCATGACGCAGGAGCAGTTGGCTAATGAGGTCGGCGTTGTGGTCACGCATATCAGCCATATCGAGACAGGAAACTCTGTCCCCAGTCTGAAAACATTGATCGATATTATCAATGCGTTGGACTGTTCAGCGGACGAGCTGCTCTGCATTGAAATCAAGAAAGCAAAGCCTGTGTTCGACAGTTGGATGACGGAACAGCTTGCGGATTGCTCTGCCGATGAGGCAAAGATCATCAAAGAAACGGTGGTCAGCCTGAAAAAATCGCTCCGAAAAGTGTATGGGAAACCATCTAAGAATCGGTATGACTAAAATCTCAAAAGGCTAATATTGAGAGCCTGAAAAGCATCAGTAAACAGAATTAACCGCCCCAGATGCCTGTTACGGAATCTGGGGCGGTTTTTGGTTGATGACATAAGAATACTTTTAAGTGATATTTGAGAAATAAAATTTCCTGAATACTGGAATAAAAATTGAAAATGAGCTATAATAATAACAGAAAGGAGTTGAAAGAATGCTTTGCCAATTTTCTTTTCAGAATTTTAAGTCTTATAAAGATGAAACGACATTTGATTTCCGTGCAATGGCAATTCCGGAGTTTCAGGATGCCTTGATCCGGCAGGAGAAAGCAGAAGACTTACTTCCGGTCAGTGCAGTCTACGGCCCCAATGGTGGCGGTAAGACGAATCTGCTTCAGGCATTCTTTTGCCTGATTAACCTTGTTGTGAAGCCGATTCATGCATTGGAGAAGAATCGGCAGCCAATGATTTTCCAGCAGGGCAGCAGTGTGGCTCCCTTTATGCTGGATGAAAGTTCTGCGAATGAACCTACGATTTTTCAGGTGTTCTTCCGTGTAGGCGAGAAGGAATACCAGTATTACATTGCGCTCAAGGAAGAAATTGTCTTTGAGTCTCTTCTGTGGCGTACACTTGGTGGTAAGAAGACAGGACTGATTTTTGAACGAGACGGCCAGAAGATTGAATTGGGTGCAAGTATCAATAAGGCAAGCATCAACTTGGACGTCAACCCGAAGATGCCGTATCTTTCTTTTTTGGCAATCAACTACAATATCCCTGTGATTGCAGAAGTGCAGAATTGGTTTGAATCCTGTATTACACAGAGCTACGCAAACCCCAGAGCAGAAAACATTGTGCTGGTGTCCAAGAGTGAGACGACTAAGGAAAGCCTGATTCATGCACTGAATGATGTAGGTATTGATTTGTCCGGTTATCGCTATGATGAAGATAGCAAGCATCTGTTCACGCAAAGAACGATCAACGGCAAGGTCTACGAGCTTCCCTTTGAAGCAGAGTCGGATGGAACCAAGAAAATGATCGCAGCCTTGCCGGTTCTGATGGTAGCATTGCAGGAAGGCCGCACAGTGGTTGTGGACGAACTGGATGCCAAGCTGCATCCGAAGCTGCTCCGGTATGTGATTCAGATGTTCAAGAACCAAGAACTGAACAAGAAGGGCGCACAACTGTTATTCAGTTCTCACGACCTGACTACGATGAAAAACACTGTTTTCCGCCGTGATGAAATTTGGTTTGCCGCAATGAATGACAATCATGAGAGCGAGATTTATTCGCTTTACGAATTCCGGCAGGAGGACAATACTCGCGTCAAGAGCACAGCGGCCTTTGACAAGCAGTATCTGGAAGGTCGATATGGTGCAGATCCCTACCTTTCCAATATGCTGACAGGGAGGGACTGGGCATGAGTCTGAAACCTCCGAAAAAGAGTGACCTTGGGAAAAGCTGGATGAAGAATCGCCGTGATAAGGCAAGGATGATTCAGCCGGAATACCACTTGATTGCATCTGAAGGTACAGAAACCGAGCCGCAGTATTTTGGCGCAATTCAACGGATTATCAATTCTAAGTACCGTGATAGAATCCAGCTAAAGGTAGAGGGCATTGGCGACAATACGGTGAATCTGTTGATGAAAGCTCGTCAATACGTTCAGAATAACGGCATTGTGTTTAAGCACGTCTGGATTGTCTATGACACAGATGATTTTCCGGCAGAAAATATCGACATGGTAGCACAGCTGTGCGAAGAATACAATGCACAAGGTGAGACGATTTACCATGCTGTATGGTCGAACCAGTGCGTAGAACTGTGGTATTTGCTGCATTTTATGTATATGGATACTGATATTGATAGATCTCGTTACTGGCCGAAGCTAAGCGATTGGCTGAAAAACATTGGCGCAGGGAGTTACGAGAAGAACCGCCCGGATATGTATGAAGTGCTGCGACCTTACATGGACATTGCGATTGCCAATGCAAAGCGATTGGACAAGCAAAATGAAGGACGGAAGCCCTCTGAATCAGCACCCGGAACGAAAGTCTATGAACTGGTTGAGATGCTGAAGCCTTATCTTTTAGACACGCGGTGACTTTGACGCTGGAAAGGAGGCCCACGCAATATGTGTGATGTGCTTGATAAAGTGGAAAACAGAGGCATTGAAAAAGGCATCGTGAAAGGTGAGAGCCGTGGTGAAAACAAAATGGCTCTACTGGTAAAGACGCTGCTTGACCAGAATCGCATTGACG